GTGCATTAGCAAACAGGAATACAGCACGAGGTTGATCACATAGTACCCATCTCTAAAGGTGGTAAGCACAATGAGAACAATCTTCAGATACTGACAATGTCGGAAAACAGAAGAAAAGGATCAAAGTATGTTTCGGAATGTAAATCTAATGTCAAACGAAGAACTGGAAAATGAACTTCGTGCTTTACAAGAATTACAGTCGGTATCAAAGACAAAAGATGTAATGAGTATTTTGAATAGAGATATCCCAACAGATGCTCTGAAGAATGCAAACCTGACACTATCCGCAAATGGATTGTTGACAAGCAAGCATAATCAACCAGGCTTCCTGCCCGAACTCATGGAGAAGATGTACGCAGAACGCAAGCACTACAAGAGCCTGATGATCGCAGCACAGAAGCGGTTGGTGGACTTGGACAAGAACGCTCCCGCCGAAGAGCGGCGCAAGATTGAGTACGAGATTTCCAAGTACCACAACTTCCAGTTGGTGCGGAAGATTCAGTTGAACTCCGCTTACGGCGCAATCGGCAATCAGTACTTCAGATTCTTTGATGTGGCACTTGCTGAAGCCATCACGCTTTCGGGGCAGTTGAACATTCAGTGGATCGGTGACGCGCTGAACAAGTTCCTGAACCGCATCCTGAAGACGGAGGGCGAGGTGTATGTGATCTACATGGACACGGACTCCGTATACTTGAGACTTGGCAAGGTGGTGGATTCGTCTTTCAAGGGCGAACGCGACACGCAACGGGTGGTGGACTTCCTGAACGGATTCTGTGAGCGGGTGATACAGCCACAGATTGAGCGGGAGTTCGCCACCCTTGCGGACTGCATGAACGCCTACTCCAACAAGATGGTGATGGGACGCGAAGTCATTGCGGAGAGCGGCGTGTGGACTGCAAAGAAGCGGTATATGCTGTCGGTGTGGGATGCCGAAGGTGTCCGCTACAAGACTCCGAAGTTCAAGATCATGGGCATTGAGACTGCGCGTTCGTCCACTCCCGCATATGTCCGCAAGGCACTGAAGACTGCCATTGAGATGGTGCTGATGCGTGACGAAGCCACGCTTCAGGAGTTTGTCCGCAAGACGGAGCGCGAGTTCAAGTCCCTGCCTGTTGAGGAAGTCGCCTCTCCGCGTGGCGTGAACGGCATGGACGAGTACTCGTCACCGCTCACGATCTACAAGAAGGGAACGCCCATCGCGGTGAAGGCGGCTCTGCTCCACAACGCTCTTGTCAAAAAGATGGGCTTGAGCAAGAAGTACCGCACCATCGGTGAGGGGGAGAAGATGAAGTTCATCTACCTGAAGACTCCCAATCCCATCCACGAAGGCGTGATCGGTTTCCCCGTCACCATGCCGAAGGAGTTCGGTCTTCAGAAATACATTGACTACGACACTCAATTCAAAAAGACTTTCCTTGAGCCTCTACGCGCCATCACCGATGCGATGGGGTGGAGTCCCGAGGAAAGAAATAGTCTTGAGTCCCTGTTTGCTTGATTCACTCACTACATACAGTATCTAACCCCTAACAAAAGGATTCGTAATGGCTACAAAGATCGTGAAGGTTCAGACTGGCGAAGAACTCATTGCTTCCGTGACCGAGAATTTTGAAGGCGACACCGTTGTGTCGTATACTCTCAAGAATCCGTGCATGGTTGTTCCCATGCCCACGAAGGGCGGCGGTGCAAATATTGCTGTCGTGCCGTGGATGGCATCGGTAAAGGAGCAGAAGATGACTGTTCCTGCGTCCTATGTGATGTTCACCGCCGAGGCTGCAACCGATCTTGCAAATGAGTTTAATGGCGCGTTCAACGGGCTTGTGGTTCCCACCGCTGCTCCCGCAGGACTCAAACTCACCACCTAATGAGTACTCTAAATCTTGAATACTTGAAAGGTCTTCTCTCGCAGAGAAAAGACCTGTTGCGGCGTGAAACTCAACAGATGATCGTTGACAAACTTACGCCGTTGGATACAATACGGGCTAACGAGTCCGAGATGATGCTCATTGACGCACAGATGAAAGAATTGGAGAAAGCATGAAACTGAAGGACATTCTGAAGGCAGCAGGAAACAAGTACGCCACCGTAGCCTCTGATGGCTTGGAGGGCAGCGATGTAAAGGGATTCATCTCCACGGGATCGTATGCGTTCAACGCGCTGTTGAGCGGTTCCATTCACGGAGGAATGCCCGACAACAAGATCATTGCCCTTGCGGGTGAGCAAGCCACGGGCAAGACCTACTTTGCCCTGAATGTGGTGCGTGAGTTCCTGAACTCCGATCCCAACGCGATGGTCATGTATTTTGACACGGAGCAAGCCATCACCACCGATCTGCTCAAGTCCCGTGGCATTGACACCGACCGCGTGGCTGTGCTGCCCGTGGCTACCATTGAAGAGTTCCGCCACCAGTGCGTTCTGTTGGTGGACAAGTATCTTGAGGAGGACAAGGACTCCCGCCCCCGCATGATGATCGTGCTTGACTCGCTTGGAATGTTGTCCACCGAGAAGGAGATGAACGACACCGCAGAAGGCAAGAACACCCGCGACATGACTCGCGCACAGGTGGCAAAGGCAGCGTTCCGCGTCCTGACCATCAAGTTGGGTCATGCACGGATTCCCCTGCTGATGACGAACCACACCTACGATGTGGTGGGCGCGTATGTTCCCATGAAGGAGATGGGCGGCGGCAGCGGTCTGAAGTATGCCGCGTCCACGATCATCTACCTGTCCAAGAAGAAGGACAAGGTGGACAACGAGGTGGTGGGCAACATCATCCACTGCAAGGCACACAAGAGCCGCCTGACAAAGCAGGACAAGATGGTGGATGTGCAGTTGAATTTTGAGACAGGACTAAACAAGTATTACGGACTGCTTGACATTGCTCTGAAGCACGGTATCTTTACCAAGGTGTCCACGAAGATTCAGTTGCCAAACGGCAAGACCGTGTTTGAGTCGCAGATCAACAAGAACCCCGAGAAGTATTACAACGAAGACATCCTGCGGGCTATTGACATTGCCTGCAAGAAGGAGTTCTGCTACGGCAGGGACGAAGCAGACAAGGCAATGGATCGTCTGGCTGAACTTGATGAGGAACTTGGACTAAATGAGTCAAACTGAAAAAACGATCCTTTCGGGACTGCTGAACGATCCCGAGTTCTGCAAGAAGACCATTCCGTTCTTGCAGGAGGAGTACTTCCTTGATCGCGTGGATCGGGCTGTGTTCCGATCCATCAAGGATTTCGTGAATCAGTACAAGGGCATTCCCACAAAGGATGCCCTGCTCATTGCACTTGAAGACAACAAGGGATTGACGGAGGACGAGTTCTCCAAGTGCAAGAGTCTCGTAGGAGACATGGGGAAGTCCGCCAAGCAGGACACGCAGTGGTTGAGTGACACCACCGAGAAGTTCTGCAAGGACAAAGCCATCTACAATGCCATTCTTGAATCCATTCAGATCATAGACGGCAAGGACAAGGCGCGGACTCCCCATGCTCTCCCCGAGATTCTTTCAAAGGCTCTCGCGGTTTCGTTTGACACCCATGTGGGACACGATTTCCTTGAGGACTACGAGTCTCGCCATGAGTTCTACCACAGGGTGGAGCGAAAGGTTCCCTTTGACTTGGAGATGTTCAATGCCATCACGAAGGGCGGTATCTCCCCGAAGACCCTGAACATCATCATGGCAGGAACAGGCGTTGGCAAGAGCCTGTTCATGTGCCACCATGCGGCTGCGTGTCTCATGCAGAACCGAAATGTGCTGTACATCACGCTTGAAATGGCTGAAGAGCGCATTGCGGAACGCATTGACGCAAACATCATGGACATCACGATGGATGAACTTCAAGACTTGCCCCTTGAGATGTACGAGAAGCGGCTGAAGGGTGCGACTCGCGGCGTGAGCGGCAAACTCATCGTGAAGGAATACCCCACCTCCTTTGCGAATGTGAATCACTTCCGCATCCTGTTGGACGAGTTGCGCCTAAAGAAGCAGTTCGTTCCCGACATCATTTTCGTGGACTACATCAACATCTGCTCGTCTGCGCGATTCAAGCACGGCAACAACATCAACTCGTATGGCTACATCAAGGCTATTGCGGAGGAGTTGCGTGGTCTGGCAATGGAACGGGATGTTCCAATCGTGAGTGCCACACAGGTGAACCGCGCAGGGTTCTCGTCCACCGATGTTGATCTGACAGATACTTCAGAATCATTTGGCTTGCCCCACACCGCAGACCTGATGATTGCCCTCATCACCACCGATGAGTTGGAGAAGGCAGGACAGATCATGGTGAAGCAGTTGAAGAACCGCTACAACGGCAAGGCTGCAAACAAGAAGTTCATCGTGGGCTTGAACTACGCCAAGATGAAGTTCTATGATATTGACAGCAGCGTTTCGGAAGACCTGATGGATGCGAACATCCAAAAAGGTGAAGAGGACGGATACGGATCAGGATACGGCGCAAAGGACTTCAGCGCGAAGTTCGGCAAGAAGCGCGACACCAGCGATTGGAACATCTAATGAAAACAGCAATCATTACTGGCGTAAACGGACAGGACGGGTCTTACCTCGCGGATATTCTCATTTCAAAGGGTTACTTTGTCGTGGGACTCAAGCGGCGTACCTCGCTCATCAATACGGAGCGAGTGGATCATATTTACAATGACGGAGTGTCTAACTCGCAGTTCAAGATGTGCTACTACGATCTTTCTGATGCTGGTGCGATCACGAATCTGCTTGTAAAGTACAAGCCCGATGAAGTGTACAATCTTGCTGCACAGTCCCATGTTGCGGTATCGTTTGAAGTTCCCGAGTACACCAGTGACGGAATCGCGGGTGGAACTCTGAAGATTCTTGAAGCCATCCGAGCAGTGAATCCCGAGATCAAGTTCTATCAGGCTTCATCTTCTGAAATGTACGGCGACTCTACGGATTACGACAGTCTTGGTTACACAGAAACTAGCCGTATGACCCCTGTTTCTCCATATGCGGTAGCCAAACTCCACGCCCACCACATGACTCGCGTGTACCGTGACGCATACAACATCCACGCAAGTTCAGGAATTCTGTTCAACCATGAAAGCCCTCGCCGTGGCGAGACATTCGTTACTCGCAAGATCACGATGGCTGCTGCACGGATCGCGCAGGGCAAGCAGTACAAATTGTTTTTGGGAAATATTGATGCCAAGCGGGATTGGGGGTTTGCGGGAGACTATGTGGAAGCCATGTGGCGTATGCTACAGCAGCCAAAGGGCGATGATTATGTGGTGGCTACCAACAGAACGCATTCTGTCCGTGAATTCTTGGAAGTAGTATTTGACCACGCGGGACTAGGCGACTATCGGAAATATGTTGAGATTGATTCTCGCCTGTTCCGTCCCAACGAAGTTCCGTATCTGCTTGGCAATCCCGAAAAAGCCAAGCGAGTCTTGCAATGGGAACCACAGCACGATATGATCTCCCTTGCAAGAATGATGTACGATTCCGACTTCAAGCGAGAACAAGCCAAACCGTAATGTCCACCTACATTGACAAGAAATACATCAACATGGTGTCTCCCCAACTTGAGCGATTCAAGTGGAAGACCCAAGCACTTGCAAATTGCCGCTGCCCCGTGTGCGGAGACTCGCAGCGGAACAAGAGCAAGGCGCGTGGCTTCTTTTTCCCAAAGAAGAACGACTACTTCTACAAGTGCCACAACTGCGGGATAGGACATTCAGTGTACCGATTTTTGGAAATCGTGGCTCCTGCTCTGGCACAGGAATACGCGCTTGAGCGGTGGCGAAACGGAGAGAACGGCAAGAGCAACTATGTGAAGCCTGTGGAGGCGGCTGTAGCCCTTCCAAAGGCACAGATACGGCTTCCTGCGGTGTCCACGCTGCCCGAAACCCATCCTGCACGGCAATATTTGGAATCGCGCAAAGTTCCCCATACCGACCGCTTCTATTTTTCAAAAGCATTCGGGGACTGGGTGCGCTCCATTGACCCTACATACACTACCGTTCCGAATGACGAGCGTATCGTCATACCATTCGTGAACAAAGCAGGGGAACTCCTCGCGGCGCAAGGACGCTGCTTGAGCGGTTCCAAAAATTCAATCCGATACATTACCGTGAAGTTCACCAAGGACGGACGAGCGGTCTACGGCGAAGATCGGTTGGATTATTCAAAGAGGGTGTACGCCGTTGAAGGTCCGATTGACTCTGTATTTCTGCGTAACTCTATTGCTCTTGCTGGCAGCGAACTCGCTCACGCCACTAAACTTTTCCGTGATTGCGTTGTTGTATACGACAACGAACCACGCAATCCCGAGATTGTACGCAAGGTGGAAGACGCGATCCGCAGCGGGTATACCGTCTGCGTGTGGAACAGTAGCATTGGTGAAAAAGACATCAATGACATGGTGCTTGCGGGGCGAACTCCTGAAGAGGTTCAAGCCAGTATTGACGAGTGTTCGTGCAGCGGTCTGACCGCACTGGCGCGGTTTTCACAATGGAGAGTGAGATGAAGAACGACAACATAAAGGTGTTGGACAAAGGTTTCGTGCAGTATGTTGACCACATGGGCAATGACCTGACCGTGGTGAACTCTGCGCGTGTTTCGTTCAACAAGGAGAGCGATTGGGATAGTGAACCCAACTGGACAGGCTACCGAGAACACAAACTGTCCGAACGGGACGGGAAACTCATCAAGTATCTCGCAACCCACAAGCACTGGACTCCGTTCGCGCATCCGCAGATCACCCTGCGGATCAAGGCTCCTATATTCATACGAGCGCAGTTGGGCAAGCACCAAGTCGGTCTTGTTATGAACGAAGTGTCCCGCCGCTATGTGAGTGATCCTCCAACGGTATATTTTCCTCGTTGGCGCGGCAAGCCAACGAACGGTGCCAAGCAGGGGTCGGAAGACTTCATGCCCATTGACGATGACTACAATACCGTGAACCGCCACTACGAAATGTGTGTCAGAGATGCGCTACAGACCTACGAAGAACTTCTGAAACGGGGCGTGGCTCCCGAACAGGCGCGATCAGTGCTGCCGCAGGGAACCTATACCGAGTGGTGGTGGACAGGTTCACTGGCAGCGTTTGCGCGGGTGTATGCACAGCGGATAGACCCCCACGCCCAATGGGAATGCCAGCAGTACGCAGCCGCAATCGGTGAGATCATTGCACCGTTTTTCCCCCATTCTTGGGCTGCACTGACGCAGAAAGCACCTGTCCCTGAAGCCTAAATACAGGGATGACCCACTTTACCGATTCAACCAAGCCCACAGAGCCACGCCGAACTGCTGCCATTTCAACTGGTCAGTTCGTGTCGGGTTCCGTATTTCGTCTAGTGCGAGAAATCCGTGGTTCCGCGTACTCTGTGGGCGATCAGTTCATGCTCGTAGAGAGTGAAGACTGCCACGATCCCAATACGCTTATTCTGGGTGGGGTGGGAGAAAACTACTTTATAGATCCCCGTGGCAAGCCGCTAAAGATAGAGGCGGGTGACGCGCAGATTGACTCTATTTTTGAGTTGGTTGGTGAGCCGCAGAGCGAGGTAGTTGAGGAGATCGGAGCGGAAGACGCTCCCATCCGCCATGTCACCGAGGAGCAATTCAAGACTTTCCGAGAAGGTCTTGCGGGTGTTTTGAACGAAATCGCTGCTGTTCGTTCCACTGGTGGAGATCGCGGTGAACGGGGTCCGCGTGGAACGAACAGCAGCGATT